GGAAAGTAAAGAAGCCGCTATAGCGCTGTTCGCGAATGACGACTGGGTGCCGGACGAAAGCGACGGCATGTGCGACGGTTATGAAATCGCGGACATCACGGAGGTCAAATGAAGTTCTTCGCGCGGGTCACGGATCATTGCTGGTGCTGTAATCGGGTACTTCACATGAGCGAGAACGGTCTCGCCTACGCCAACCTCCGCATCTCGGAGGGCCGTGGAGTGCGACCGTTCCTCTGCAACATCTGCTCGAAACTCACCTGGGACGAGATGCCCGGCCCTGTGGAGAAGGCCGCATGAAGAAGATCAGCGACGCACGGTTGATCGAGATAGCCGACATAATCGTCTGCACCCACATCATTCAAAAACACTGCAACGACATCCGCGCATATGACCGTGAGGTAGTGACGATTCTGCGGAAGCTCTTGAAGGATCAATCGTGCGAATCTACATCATAACCGACAACGAACTTGAGTTGTTGAGCACCCTCGTTGACCGCGACCCGTTGTACGGTTCTCAGGGCGGCTCACACACGGAGTTCAACGCAGTAGAAGAAGCGGCGCACCGGGAAGCGCACGCATTCTACAACTATCAGGTTCGCACTTGGATTTCAAAGATGAAGGAACCATGAAACACACATGCACGGTCAAGTAGCACGTTCGTTAGTATTATAATGGGGAGCTAATGCAATGATTCTCACACTCGTAATCACCGCAGTCGTAGTTGCAGCCGCACTATACGGTTACTTTGCCTACACGCTCGGAGTGTCCGCAGAGGACGCCAATCTGGAAGCAACCCTCAAGCGCATCGAAGCATGGGGCGTCAAGGAAGGCGAATCCGCCGAAGCCGTTCTTGCACAGGCAGTCGCCTGGGTCCGCAAGGATGTCCTGAAGGTTGTCGCCGTCGTCGAAGCGGACCTCAAGAAGCTCTAACCAAGTTTGTGTCGGAACGGGATTGTGCACGCGGGGTGTTGAACCTCGAAACTCCTTTCTCCCGGTACCGTTGGCCTGCACACAAGACACGGATTTCCGACACATTTATTTTCCGAGGTACAAACAATGAATCACTTCGACCTAATCAAATCCATGTTTGACGCAGAGCCCGCACTCTACCGCAGTTACCGGGAGATCAACCCACTTCCCGAACAGGTGTTCGAGGACGAACCGACTTACTTCCTCGTGCTCAGCGGATGCGCGGATGCTGATGAGTCCAGCACGGTGGTTGGTGATGCGTCCGTCATCTTCAGTTTCACAAAAGAGAAGCGGCTTTGGAATGTGCACTGTGAGAGGGAGTGATTGATGGAATCCATTAAGTACGATTCACCACGCCCTATCACATTGAGCGGCCACACCGAGGCATTCGCACTCGAAGAGACGACGCACCTCATCCGCGTCGTGAGCCAAACTCAGAACGTAGAGTTCTGGATTTTGCGGAGCCGTCTTAATGTGCCGGACAAAGCCGCAATCGCCGCGAACCGCCGTGCTCGCCGTGCCGCTGGTAGTGTCGGAAAGAGAGGTTGGCCGAAAGGTAAACCCCGGCCATCGCACAACGCGGGCTCGATAACACCGCAGGCAACACGGGACAAGATCGCTGCCGGTAATCGTGCGTCATGGGCGAAACGCAAAGCCGTTGGAGAAGGTAAATCAACGCTGGAAACGAAAGCGCTCATCTCGGAGAGAATGATCAAGTCGTGGGAGAGACGAAAGGAGAAAGATGAGCCACAAGTGTCAAGTGAAACACTGTAAAGCCACTGCCACGAGATTTTTCGAAATGCCGGGAATCAATCGAAAATGGTTCTGCGGCGAGCATCATCGTCTCGCGGTTGCTGGTGAACTCGATATCACGGTCACGGAACAGACCTCAGAAGGCGAGCTACAGGGTTGGGAAGCTGAAACATATGTCGCTCCAACAAACTAATGGGTGACACCCTATCCGTGTTTATGTCCGCAATGGCTGCGCGCCGTTCTCTACTGCTCTCAGAGGAAGAAGCGCTCGCGGGCAACACATTGGTAAGTGTAGAAACTTGCCCTGAGTTTGGTCTCACCACATTCTACAGTTTCATCGAAGAGCATTTCGATTTGTTCCTCATAACGCTGAGACTACTCACGCCAGAAGATCAGGAGCTACTCATCAATTACTTCATTCTCGGCAAAACACAAATGTGGCTCAGCAAGCTGAATCAGTGTACGCAAACAGGCGTCAGTACTCTGATTCGCAGAGCGACAAAAGTGTTCGGTTGTATGGTGCTGTTTGGTGGTAGACCAACTGAAGAAATCCTCGCCCGCGTGTTCACCGCAGCCGGTGTAGAAAACAGATTCAACGTCGCACTTTCGACGATGGTCATGTACTACGTTGAAACACAATCATTCAAAGTCGTCGCAAAGAAGTTCAGACTGAAACGCGAGCTTGTTCGTAAGACGATGGGCAAGATCAGCGTCCAGCTTGAACAATCGACCGACCGGGAACAGTGTGCAATCGGTAGCTGGTTTGTATCTATCCTGGACAAGCACTCCGCTGAAGGCGTGGGGTTAACGAAACGACAACTCGCAAAAGCCGGACATTATTATCACCGGGACAGTGAGTTGCTCGGCGGATTCACGATCCCCGTACAACACCCGGATTTTCAAGAGTTCTGCACCGCAATAGGATGGCGCTGATGCAATTTGCATGTCCGACATGCGGCAAGATCGTCTCGAGGGCCGAACCATTCTCGTTTCTCGTTGGAGACACCGGCATTCGCTACTATCACGTTGCGTGTCTAAAAGAAGTCAAACCGAAGGAGAAAGTCGGATGAGCGCACCATTGGTGTCTTGCCTAATGCCGACTGCTGATCGCAGATCGTTCATTCCGGCAGCGATCAAGAATTTTCAGTCGCAACAGGGTCTCGATTATTTAGGTGTCGAGTTGATTGTGTATGACAGCGGGGTCGATCCGATTTCCGAGTTGATTCCAACTGACGACAAACGAATCGCGTACGTTCGCGGCTATGAAGGTCGCGGAAATCATGGTTCGTTGTTGAATCAGTGTATCAACCGCGCGACCGGGAAATACTGCATCGTGACTGATGATGACGATCTTTTTGATCCGTATCGAGTTTCAGAGCAAATCAAACCATTCATCGGAAACGACGATGTTCTGTTGACCGGAACTTCGACGCTCTACTACATCCGTTTGGTCGATGCGTGGATTTACTCATGGCCCGGACCATCTGCACCTTGGTTGGCAAGCATCGCTTTCAGAAGATCGTACGCTATCGAGCATCGTTTCAAACCTGTTTCATCAGGCGCGGATTTCATTTTCACCGAGCGGATCGCGATGAAAAACCGTGTCGATCTTCGCGATGCAAGTCTGATAGTTGCTGCGGTCCACGACGACAATGCTGAACCGAAGTTGCTTCACGGTAAGCAATTCACCAAAGTCGATTGGGACAAACTGCCGACTTGGTACTTGGAGTCACTGTGAGAAAGTTAGCAATCGAACTACTCGTATCAGACGATGATCGTCAGACGGTCACTGTCGTTGTTCCACACAACGTCAATCAGTTGGAGATCGCCGGTATCATAGAAGCGATTCAATCGTTGCTTGGTGTGAATAGATCACACGTCAAGGTTGAGACGATGCCACACGACAGCGATGGTGGCAAGTAAGACACATGCCACAACGCGCACCACACGCATGTCATCACTCACAGTGCAATCGGCTAACACAAACTCGGTACTGTGACGTTCATTCTAATACAATTCAGCCGACCGAAAAACGCGATTACAAGTCCGATCCATTTCGTGCGTTGCGTTCGACAGCACAATGGAAGCGAACTCGGTTGTACGTGATACAGCGCGATCCAGTGTGTGCAAGACCGGGTTGTAATCAACCATCGACCGAAGCGGATCACATCGTGCGAGCGAGTGTGTATGTTGCTAACGGCGGCAACTACTACGATGCGAACAATCTGCAAGGCATGTGTCGCCCGTGCCATAGCAGCAAGACAGCACGCGAGGTTAGCTGGGCAGGAAACAACAAGAACACAAGCGAATAGCTATGGAATCCATCAATAGAGGGTCGTCTCAGGGGGTAGGGGTAAGTCCTTGGCACACACTGACCTCAAATGCCCGCCGCGCACCTTTTTGTATGACTATTTGAGTTGGGAAAGGACAAACCAGATGAACGACGTATCGCCACTTAGACCGATCAAGCCCCGCGTGGGCGGATTCTACGAGACCACTGACGAACAACCCGTGATGGGGCCGTTGGCCGAGATTGGCGTGCTCAGAGAAATCCTCTCAGAGTTGAAGACGCTCAACCAAACATTCTCCAGCTTCGGAAAACCGGAAGACGCCGGTGTCACGACTGCTGTGAAAAAGGAAAAGCACGAGGTCGCCACCGATCCGCACACTGGACAGGCTCCGGAAAAGAAGGCCGAGCCCGCACCTGAGTGGACCGAGCCGGGCTATCCAGGCAAGCCTATCGAGAAACGCAAGCCCCAGCCCACTCCATCCTATCCAGACAGCCCGTTCGAGCCAGGAACGGACAAACGCAAGGAGAAACATGCCCGGACCAGCACCGACACCAAGCGCGATTAAGCGACTTCGCGGCGGTCCAGATAGAACCGCCGGAGGCGTCAAGTACAACGATGCCGAGCCACAGCCCGCGTTGGGGCAGCCTGACATGCCGAAGGGCTTGTCGTCGCTCGCCAAGCGCGAGTGGAAGCGCGTCGTCCCGTTATTGTTGGCGATAAACGTTCTCACGGTCGTAGATGGGCCTGTGCTCATGGCGTACTGTGAATCCTGGGCGATGTGGGTCACCGCGCTCAAGGAAATCAAACGCGGTGGGCTAACCTATGAAAGTGGTGGGCAGCTCGTCAACGGCAAGCTGGTAGGCGCTATCCGACGACTTAATCCAGCCGTGGCGGAACGAGACAAAGCACTGAAGTCGTTGCGTGGTTTCATGGGAGACCTTGGACTCAGTCCATCAGCACGGACCCGCATCAAGACTGACCCGGCACCGAAACGGGGAGACCCTTTTGAGGAGTTTCTGAAGGAAGGGCAAGCCAAACTAAACCCCACGTTCGTATTATAGAAGATGAGAAAGATAGACATTACAAATCAGAAACCCCGTGCCGAAAACCCAAACCACGTTGTCCGCACTTGAAATCGCCAACGAGTACGCCGCTGGTGTCATAGACGGCACCGTACCCGCCTGCAATTCCATCAAGCTCGCGGTCCAGCGCTACCTCAGCGATCTGGAGAAGGTCGAGTCCGGCAAGAAGGACTGGTACTTCGATGAAGACAAGGCGCAGCGCGTCATCGACTTCTTTCAATTCCTACAACCGTCGCAAGGCGAGTTCGCGGGCAAGCCGCTGGAGTTGATGCCGTGGCAGATATTCATCATCTGCAATATCTATGGCTGGTACAAGCCCGACGGCACACGCCGCTTCCGTGAAGGTTATGTCGAAATCCCACGCAAGAATGGTAAGAGTACGCTGCTGTCCGGCGTAGGACTCTACATGCTCTTCGGTGATGGCGAGCCTGGATCGCAGGTATACACGGCGGCTTCGAAGAAGGATCAGGCCCGCATAATCTGGGACGAGAGTGTCAAGATGGTCAACGCCTCTCCGAACCTCAAGAAGCATCTGAAGTGCTTTCAAACCGCAATCGTCCACGCGGAGTCCAACTCCAAGTTCTGTGCGCTCGCATCAGAAGATGACACCTTGAGCGGACTAAACCCCCACTGCGGCCTCATCGACGAAATCCACGAACTCCCGAATCGCAAGGTCTATGACATCATCGTCACCGCTCTTGGCACGAGACGGCAGCCGCTCATCTTCGGCATCACCACGAGCGGATGGAACCGCGAGAGCCTTTGTTGGAAGCAGCACGAGTACGCGATGAAGGTACTCACAGGCGTCTTCGATGACGAAGGCAGCGAATCGTTCTTCGCGTTCATCGCCACATTGGACGAAGGTGCCGACTGGAAGGACGAGAAAAATTGGTACAAGGTCAATCCGTCGCTGGGCTTCAACAAGAAGATCAGCTACATGCGGCAGCTTGCGTCGAAGGCAAAAGCCGAACCGGCGTCGTTGAATGCGTTCCTCCGCTTCGAGCTTTGCGTGTGGACGCAACAGGAAAGCAAGTTCATCCCGATGGCGGACTGGGACAAGTGCACGACTGGCGGCGACTACAAGAAGCTCCGCGAGGACACCGAGCTTCGCCTCAAGGACCGTATTTGTTTTGGGGGCTTGGATTTGAGTACAACAGTCGATCTGACCGCGTTCGCATTGTACTTCCCGCCGTGCGGCGAACTGAAAGAGAAGGACGTGATACTCCGTGCCGCCGATCCCAAGGGCACGCTGCTCACTTGGTGCTTCATACCTCAAGACAACATTATGCAGCGGGTCGAGCGGGACAGAGTGCCGTACGACTCGTGGCAGCGCGAAGACTTCATCGAGTGCACGCCGGGTAATCAAGTCGATTATGAGTGGGTGAGAGCCAAGATACTCGAACTGGGCTCTCGCTACTCAATACAGGAAATCGGCGTGGACCCGTGGAACTCTACCCAGATAGTCCAGCAGCTTGGCAACGACGGCTACATCATGGCCGAAATCCGGCAGGGCGACATTTCGATGACCGCGCCATTGAAGGAACTGCTACGCATCGTGATGACACACCAACTTGACCATTTGGGATCGCCCGTGCTGCGCTGGCAAGCCGACAATCTCGTAGTCCGTGTTGGCCCGACCTCGTTGATGAAACCTGACAAAGAGCATAGTTCTGAGCGCATAGACGCTATCGTGGCTGCTTTGATGGCTATAGGCCGGGCGACAGCCGTAGCCCCGGAAGACGACGACGCCGCTGGCGTTGAGGTCTGGTAATTGAACTTTCTAACGCAACAGTGAAGCCATAGGACTTACTTTGCCCAAAACACCCTGGTTTAAGCAGATCGATTACAAGGACGGACTGGCGGTCGTGGGTCTTGGCGGGCTTGGATACGGCTTCTACCGGCTTGGCGGCCCGACGCTGGCTATATTCTATTGCGCGTTCATCGCCCTCGCATTCAGCGGGCTGGTCAATCTCTGCGTTCACTACGTCGCCAGCTTTCGAGCGCCCAAGGAATAATAGATGGGTCTAATCAACCAAGAGTTCCGCAGTCAATCACTCGAAAATCCGGCCGTTCCGCTTTCTGCTGGTGGGTTCCTCGCGGACATGTTCGGCACGAAGACGAACGCCGGAGTCCATGTAACGCACCACCTCGCACTCACCGTCTCCGCCGTTCGCACCTGCGTCGAAATCATCGGATCAACTATCGCAGCGATGCCTTGTCACGTGTACGAACAGACGCCCGCCAAAAACGGACGACTCCAGAAAAGCATCGCCTATGACCACGACCTGTACAACCTCATAAACCTCAGACCGAATCCGGAGATGACGCACAAGACGTTCATGGAGACGTACTGCGCGAGCTTCCTCTTATGGAGTAATGCTTTTGCGGAGATACAGCGCGACCTCAAGGGTGATGTAGTTGCGCTATGGCCGCGCGATCCGAGCAAGACCAAGGCTTACCGCCTGCTCCATCCGACGTTCGTGTGCGGCGACTTGCAACCAAAGGGCACGCTGCTTTACACCACAACTGAGGGCGTCCAGCAATTCGGCAACGAAGGCACACACTGTGAGCGGATGATGCTCGCTGCGGACGTTCTTTTCGTTCCAGGGTTGTCACTCGACGGGCGTGTAGGTCTCGACATAGTCCGCCATGCACGCGAACTACTCGGTGCTTCGCTCGCGGTCGAGAGTTACGGTTCCCGGTTCTTCGGCAATGGCGCTCGCAGTTCGCTCATCATCAAGATTCCCGCCAACACTTCCAAGGAACAGCGCATCAAGATTCGCGATTCCTACATGGAGTCGATGAGCGGCCCGAACGCCCTGAAGCCAATCGTGCTCACTGGCGGGGTGGATATCACGCCGATCAGCATCAAGCCTGATGAAGGTCAGTTCACCGAGACGCATGATAGCCAGCGCAACGACGTTGCCGCACTCTACCATGTACCGCCTCACTTGCTGGGTCAGATGGAAAAGAGCAACCGTTCCAACCTCGAACAAGCGAACCAAGAGTTCTTCAACTTCGCGATCAATCCGTGGACCGTTGCAATCACTCAGGAATGGAAAGTGAAATTATTTCCGGACAATGAGGTCGGTCGTCCGGGCAAGGTCTACGTCATAGGCTTTGACAACGATGCCCTGATTAGACCGGACAGCGCCGCTCGTGCCGAGTACGTGAAGACCATGTGGGGCGTCGGTGCATTCAGCCCGAACGACTGCTTGCAGTACGAAGGGCACAACGCGCTCACGAATCCGGCGGGCGACAAAACGTTCGTTCCGGTCAATTACGTGGAGTTGGGTATCACTCCGGCAGTTGACGCCGCTGCTACGGGTCCGAACACGCCGGGCGGCAATCCTGCCAACCCGGACAACGCTGGCGGCGGTGCCAAGCCGAAGTCTGGGCAACCTGCCGGACGCAGCCTACCAGAGCTTTTGGAGGCTCGTTATGCGAGCGTTTACTTACCGCTCTTTAAGGATGCCTTTAACCGTAATTTGATCAAGCATAAGACAGATGTGGATGGCCTATACCGCAGTTTCGCCCCAGTTCTAACGGGTATTAGCGTCGATCTTATCGACTCGATTGCGACCGAGCTTCGCGTCGAAAGACCGCCCGATGACCTGCTTTCGGGCTTCGTGAAGGACTTCATCCGTGGGATGTCTCAACGCGCAGCCGATTGGACCGAAGAGTCCGTTAAACCCGAGCTGGCTCGTGCTGTGAAGGCAATTGGCGTTTCGGCCTACGAAGCTGTGGGTGCACACACCGGAAAAGTGAAGTTGGCTGAAGTAAAACTAAACTAAGGAGTCCTTTATCATGGGCAACCATTACGAACGTAGATTCGAAGCAAGCGAAATCCGGGCCGAAGTAGCTGAGGGCGGCAAGAAGGTCCTAACGGGCTACGCGGCAAAGTTCAACACGCTGTCCAGCGACCTTGGCGGATTCAAGGAAACGCTGAAGCCGAAGGCGTTTAATCGCGCCCTCTCAGAGAACCATGACACGAAATTCCTGATCAACCACAATCCCAGCTCCATCGTCGGGCGCTCCGGCCACAACCTCACGCTGAAGGCCGACGGCATCGGATTGCAGTACCGCGTCGAGCTGCCGAACACGCAAGCCGCGAACGACCTGCACGAAAACGTCAAGAGCGGGCTGATGAGTTCGATGAGCTTCGGATTCATTCCCACGGACACCACATGGCGCGACACGACCGACTCTGATGGAAAGCCCCTCGCCCTGCGCGAAATCAACGACCTCACGCTCAAGGATGTCAGTGCCGTGACTTTCCCGGCCTACAAGGACACGTCGATCCAGGCGCGGTCGCTTGTCGAACTCCGCAGCCTGTTCCCGGAAGGCATCGATGACGATGTAGCCGCCCACATGGACAAGCCGCTGGTCGAGGAACTCCGTGGCAAGGTAGTGCCGTCGAAGGATTGGGAGACCCGTGGGTCCAAGTCCGCAGATGTCAGTGCTCTGCTCGGAAAGATTTCGGACGCCTACAAGCTGTATCAGGCCGAGTCCAAGAACGTAGCCGGTGCCGTCGATTCCAAGAACAGCGACAAGTACGACAAGGGCAACGGCAAGCTGGCGGTCGAGGTCAAGGCCCTGATCGCATTATTTACCGCACTCGACAAGTCCGTGGACAGCGAGAATTATGAGTCGTCATTAAAGGCGGACGCTAACCGGAGCCAGAAGTTGCACTCGTTGCAGATCGCGGCGGCTATCAACGGAAGCTAGGTTTTCGAACTACGCAGTCCAGTAGTGAATAGCAGTTTGTCCCACGACACAATGGTGACCGCTTGAGTGCGGAACGTGGTCAGACTGAGTCAGCAAAGCCCACCAGCGGTGTGCTCCCGGCTGCCATGCAATACCACGAAGTAACGGGAGATCAATCACATGTCAGTTAAATCCATCAGTATCCGCAAGGAAGCCAGTGTACTCAACGAGAAGGTCGTAAACCTTTTGAAGGTTGAGAACCGCTCCGCCGCAAACAACACAGAAATCGATGGCTTGCTCGCAGAGTGCGACAGCAAGCTGTCTGAAGCCCGCCGGATGGAAGCATCCGAAAAGGTCTCCGCTGAGAATCGTTCGACGGACAAGCATGACGAAGATCAGATCAAGGACCCGAACGCCCCGAAGCCGAAGCCGTCCAAGGGCTATGAGAGCAAGGAAGTCCGCGAGGAACGCGCCTATAACGAGCGTCATGCGTTCGTTGACTGCGTCATGTCCCGCGACAATCCTGAAGCTCTCGCCATCGTCAAGCGTGCACACCTCGGTAAAGGGGTGGAGTTCCGCGACGAACTCGCCATCAGCACACCGCTGACCGCATTCACCGCAAACGGTTCGTACCTCGTCCCTCAGGGCTTCCAAGCGGAACTCGACGTTGCCATGAAGGCGTTCGGCAACATGGTTGGGGATGCCCGCGTCATCCAAACGGATACCGGCAATCCGGTATACTGGCCGACTGAGAACGATACAGGCAACTACGCCACTGTAATCGGCGAAGCACAGCCGGTGCAGGAAGAGGACATTCAGGCGTTCGGGCACGTCCTGCTCGGAGCTTGGAAGTACACCTCCGGTTTGATCCGCGTCTCCACGGAATTGAGCGATGACTCGTTCACTTCTATCGAGACGATCATCCGCGACGCAATGGCCATCCGTTGGGGCCGTGGTCTGAACATGGACCTCACGAACGGCAACGGCGTCAACAAGTGCCTCGGGATCATCCCCGCAATCACGGCTTCGAACGCAGTGCCGGTAACGGCTGTAGGTTCGAGTGCGAATGACGGCATCGTAGGCAACACGGGTACCAACTCGGTAGGTTATGCCGACTTCGTCAACCTGATCCACAGCGTTGACCCGGCGTACCGTGTCGGACCCAAGGTTCGCTTCATGTTCCCCGACAAGGTCCTTCAGGCGACGCGCCTCTTGCTCGACAAGTATGGTCGTCCTCTGTGGGTACCTGGAACCACGCAGGGCGCTCCGGATACCATCGTCGGATACCCGTACTCAATCAATCAACAGATGCTCATCGGCGGCGGAACGAGCCCGTACGTACCGGGTCTTGCACATGGGAACGTCAGCGTGGTTTTCGGCGACTTCTCCAAGTTCATCGTCCGCAAGGTCCGCGACCAAGCTATCCAGAAGTTGGTCGAGCGCTTCGCGGAATACGGCGAGACGGCTTTCGTCAGCTTCGCCCGCGTTGACTCACGTCTCGTGGACGCCAGCGGCCAAGCACTTAACTACCTCGTCCAAGCCTAATCCGCTTGACGACTTGAAAAACACAAGTAGACGGGAAGGAGGGGTAAAAACCTTCCTTCCCGTTTTTCATTTTGGAGCCTCATGAGCTATATCCGCCAGACCTCACTTACCGCCATCGAACCGGTCAACGTGGCCGAGACGAAGAACTGGCTCAAGCTGCCAGCGAACGTGACGACCGACGATGTCTTGATCGCGGGTCTGATTACGACCGCGCGTGAACAGGCCGAGACTTTCACGAACCGCTGCATCGCGCAGCGCACCTTCGTCCAGAGCAGCGATTCATTCCCGTGGTACAGAGGCGTAAACAATACACCAAACACCAGCGGGCACTCGATCTTCAACTACGCCTATTTTACTCAGAGTCAGATGATCAAATTGTACTACCCCCCGATCATCTCGGTGGACAACATCAAGTTCATCGACATCGACGGTTACCCGCACACACTTCTGCCGAACTACGATTTCGTCGTGGACTACCTGTCGGAAGAGGCGCGTGTCTATCCGCTATATGGCGGCTTTTGGCCGTCGCTCATCATTGCACCGAACGCGGTGCTGATCAACTTCACCGCCGGGTACGATCCCGATCCGACCAAGATAGAGACGGTGGACGTGACGTTCGACGGCAGCCCTCCGGCATGCGCCGAGAGAGAACAGCAAACCGAATTCGGGAACGCTACGTCCGAGTATATCGGACGCAACGGACAACCGCTGTTCGTCTGGAATACCTACACCTTCGTCTCTGGGATACCTCAGACGTTGCGGACGGCGATCATGATGCTTGTCGGTCACATGTATTTCCAGCGTGAGCCGGTAGTAAGCGGCTCTACTTCGACGTTGCCGATGCATGTCGAGAGCCTGTTGTGGGCATTTCGAATCGAGGACGTTTCTGACACGGGGCAGATGTAACCTTAGTATGTCTAAAAAGATGCTTGCTGCCCGTTGGGGGATTAAGTGCAACCAAGACGTTTAAGCACTAACGTATCGTATGCGCCACGGGGCTCGATGTCCCATTGGATAGGGATACTCAGCACGGACACTACCGCGCGTGACCCTGACGGCGAGTACCTGCCGCCTACAGTGTTCGCCTACACATGGGCGTCGATTTCGCTGCTGACCGGGCGGGAATTGGACAAGGCCGAATCCATCGTGGCGGAAGTGACCCATTTGATCAAAATTCCTTATCAACCTGGCATACGGTCCCAGATGATCGTCGCCTATGACTTCAGCTTGTCGCCATACTGGCCCGGACGCCAGTTCCAGATCATGGCCGTGGCGGACGCCGATGAACGGAAGGTCGATTTGAATTTGTACGCGGTTGAAATGGACGAAGGGGTTGATCAGACATTATGAGCGGATTAACCGTCAAGGTGAGTGGACTAGCCGAACTGGAGAAGCAGCTTCGTGAGATGGCTCCCGCTGCGGCTAAAACGGCTGTTAGACGCGCCCTGAAGACCGCCGCCGAGCTATTGCAGGACCGCATCGAGATAACCGCCCCGTACAAAGAGGGCTTCTTGGCGCACAACATTGTCGAGACCTCAAGTGAGTCAGGTGGACTTACCCGCGTTGAGGTAGGGAGTACGAAGCAGGCGTTCTGGGCATCGTTTCAGGAGTTCGGGACGCGGTTCCAACGGAAGCAGCCGTTCATGCAGCCCGCTTTCAATGAGTGCGCACCGCAAGTGCTGGACGACTTCCAGACGAATCTTAAAGAGGAAATGGACAAGCTGGGGATTAAATAATGGGACTCGAATCAGGACTCTACCAACTACTCATAGCCGACCCCGGAGTATCAAGCTGGGTCGGTGGGCGTGTGTTCGGGGGCAAGATGCCCCGTGGTGCCACGATGCCCGCGATAGTCTGGTCCGTCGCCGTGGGCAAGGATATGGGGTATTCGACCCAGGGTGCCAGCGGCCTCATAAAGAAGTCGGTCCAGTTCGACTCGTATGCCAACAAGTATAGCGACGTGGTCAAGACTTCCGACTCCATCCGTGCGCTGCTCCAGAACTATAGCGGCGTGCTGCCGGACAACACAAGTGTCAATGGTGTCATCATCACGAGAGACATGGACGTTAGCTGGGAGCCGGGCGCTGGCGGCTATGTATTCCGCCGCTTGCTTGAGATGGACGTGATGTACACCGAATACGTCCTGCCGTTCGTTCCGCCCGCCGTGCTCGTGCCGGATATCTTCGACCTCGACTTCGATGAGCTTGACGACGACGGCGAGGCATAGAAAGCGGACTTTAAAACCCTTTATTGAACGCGACCGACGGCGTGTCTAATTCCGTGGGAAAGCAACACTTGAGCATCAAAAGGACAAACCAAATGTCAAAAGCATTCAGCTTTTACGGCGGCCAAGTACAGATTGGCAATCAAGACGGAACCACAAGCCCTTTCCACGCAGAGACCTTCGAGACCGTTTCCGAAGTCACCAAGTGCGGCTTCAGCGGCAGCAAGGTCGATCTTGCCGATGTCTCAAACACCCAGAGCCCGAACAGACGGCGTGAATTTCTTGCGACGCTGATCGATGCTGGGGCCTTCGATTTTAACATGAACTACCTGCCAGCCGACGCATCCCAGAACCGTATCAACGCGCTGATGACCGCAGCACAAGCCATCGACTTCCAGGTCGTGCTACCGGCTTCGCTGGGCACATTCGTGTTTGAGGGTATCATCACCTCGAACGACGTTTCGCTGGACTTCGACAAGGCCGCGACCAGCTCTTGCAAAGTTAAAGTGACAGGAGACGTTTTACTCGTCGCCTAATCGCTGTCAAGGGGCATTCCCGCAAGGGCTGCCCCGCGACGCCAGTATCACCCAAGGTCCGGGGTATCTCCCGCCCCTTATAGCCCCGCAATACCCTCATGGGGCGTCTCTCCAATCCCCGCAGTACTATAAGCACACCTATTTAAAGGAACACCCATGAACAGTCCGACTCAACTGGAAATCCAAGTACTGCCCATCAGCAAGCTCGTCGTCAAAGGCGAAGACGGAAACACGACGGAGTATTCCCTCGTGATGGACTTCGAAGCGCTGGCGAAAGCCGAGCCGCTCCTGTCCAAGACGCAGGACCTCGAAGACAAGAAAGGCAAAGTCATTTCCAAGAGCCATACGCGCGACCTGAGTTCCACTACGGATTGGCTGCACCTCACATCTGCCGACCTCTCGGTGATCTGCTGGGCCGCATTTTCGCGGTACCACGAAGACGTGACGTTGAAGCAAGTCCGGAGATGGCTCGGACCCGCGACCCAGAACGATCTTTTCACCCTCTTATTCGAGGCGTCGTACCCCGGCGTGTTAGAGAAGTTGGTCGCCGAGTCCAAGAAGAAAAAGAAGGACGAGGACGACGAAAGCCCAAACGTCGAGGCGGCGGTCGCCGAAGTCTCGACGAACCGTCACACGGCTGGCGCGAACTCTGGGCGGTAGCTCACTACGACCACGGCATTCGTACCTTGGAAGAGTTCGGACGCATGACGCCGGGAATGCTGGCGGCGTTGATGCAGCGCAAGAACGTCCAGCACAAACACGACTGCTACATCGCGGGCATCACGGCATCGATGGTAGCGAACGTCCATCGCCGCGAAGAAGATGACAAGATTTTCGGACCTTACGATTTCGTGCCCCAGCCGATAGAGGACGCCGAGCGCGACGAGTTGAAGAACAACATCCTGTCCCTGTTCGGGATCGTGGGCTACAGCAAGATGGCCCCGGAGAAGATCGAGAAACTGAGAGTCTCGACTGTGGAACGGTTGGTCAAAGCGGGATACGAGCGGGAAGACATTGAAGAGCTTTTCGAGGAAACGTTCGCGTCGTGGGGTAAGGACAAGTCCGAGGACGGGGTACTGTAGAACATGAGCATCGCACACCGAAACAAAGGGGGGATCTAAACCGTGTCCAACATTGTTGCAGAATTGGCCATCGATGTCTCGGCAAATACGGCGAGTTTTGATAGCTCGATGGACAAGGTTGTCGGCTCCGCCCAGAAGGGCGCACAAGGAATACAGTCGGCATTTGATAGCCAAGACTTCAGCATGCGCGAAGCTCGCGGCGGATTGATGATTTTGGAAGAAGAGTTTGGAGTCCGCCTGCCCCGCGAACTCAACACATTGATCGCACAAATCCCCGGCGTCGGTGCGGCGTTCGAGGCGATGCTGCCGGTCATCGGTGTAGTCGCCGCCATCACTGTCATCGGCACGCTTATCGACAAACATAACGCGCTGGCGTTAGCCATGAGCAAAGCCGCTGAAGAAGCCGCGAATCTTAAGGGCAAGGAAGCGGAACGTCTGGACGGCTTGGAGTTGACGAACCTAAAGCTGGAAGACACGATTGCGAAGTTCGAGGGACGCCCGGAAGAAAACAAGCTCAAGGAAGCCTTCTTGGAAGCGGCTATCGCAGCCGACAAACTGGCGACTGAAATCACCGCCGAGTTCTCGACGATGAATAAATCCATCCAAGGCACGCAGGGTTTCATAACGACCTTTGGGGCATTGATGGAGCAAAGCCTGACCCACTTCAACTCGGGAAACCTCGTCACGGAGATGGGCAATATACATAAGGCGGTGGATGATACCTCGAAGAAGTTGGACGCGGTCAACATCGCTAAAGGCGAGTTGTTTTCGGTCAAGAATGATGATTGGACCGGACTCCTTTCGGCATACGCGAAACTGACCGCCAAGACCACCGACTTCGCCGAGGCGGCAATCACGGCCCGCAACATCGTGATGCAAACTACTCCAGATCAGGTCAGTCTCATCGCCGAACTGTCTAACGAGTGGGCATCGGCCCGGTCCGCGTTACAGCAGTATGGTGTTGAAGTAGAAATTATCCATAACAAACACACGGTTGGAAAGGAGGACCCGAACCAGACCTCCGATGCTTTGCGGAAGGACGCAGAAGCGCAATCGGAAGCAGATAAATTGGCTAAGGACGCCGCAGCCGCGTTCAACAAACAATTGCTGGATGGACGCAACGCCGCAGACCTTGCCGTCGCCGAGAACTACGAAGCCGCCGCCCAGAAGATGCACCTCGTGGATATGGACTTCTTCCAGAAAAAAGAAGACCTCATAGCCGATGATGAAAGAGACGCGCTTGCGGCACTGAAGCAGACATCGGATGCAGAGCACGACGCGCTCGTAGATAAGCAGAGTGATTTGTTGACGTACGACCCTGCAAAGAACGTCGCCGCAATAATCACCGTCAGCGCCCAAATCGAAGTGCAGGAAGTAGACCACCAGACGAAGATGCTCGCCATTGAGCAGAAGGCGGCGGCGGACAAGTTGAAGGTCCGAAATGAGGGTATCGCCGCCCAAGTAGCTTCCATCGAATTCCAGGAAGAGGCTCAGAAAAAACTCAATGACGAA